GAAAATTACAAGTATTATGGTGGTGTTGCAAATCTTTCATCTTCTTTATACGAACGAGTATTTACAACTCAAAGTCTTGACCCTAAACTTTTATGGTATTATCTAGACCATAATTTCTACACAGAATACTCAAAAGAAAAAATTCCAAATGTTATAACTGATTATGATAGAATAACATACTTAGCAGAATCTAGTTCTATGATGGTTTTACCACAAGGTGTTTTTGGTGAAGGAATCCGCAGAAATTCTGTAAAATTTACTAGTGTTCATCCTACATCTTCTTATCAAGTTACTATGATGGATGACGGTAAAGGTAATTTGAAAGATTTGGCTTTTGATGAAACAAAGATGGTAGGAACTGATAATCTTCATCTGTATCTTGGCTTCAATGAGAAGTATAGAGAGTACAATCTTCGCAACAAGCCAATTGATTATGTTTTAGATAATTCACCTCTTGTAAACGAAGTCGAGTCTATTAGGAATAAACAGATAAGTTATTTACCAGGAATACCAGTAACAAATACAACACAATCCACTGGTGTTTCCGCGTATCTTGATGGTGGCTATTATGAAGTAAAAACGTCTGATAATTTCAATTTTAGCGCTAGAAATAGTTTTGCATTTAGTTTTTGGATAAACATACCACCAACACAATCAAACTTACAATTTACACATAATCATTTGTTTGATAAAAGAACAACAAAAGATCTGATTGTAAAAGATAGAATAACAAAAGTTGTATCTGTTGTTGATAGTAATGACCACCCAACTATACAAGGTGAGTCTTCAAACTATCCGTTTGATATAAAAATCTATAATAGAACCGCAGGTTTAACAGATGAACATAAAATAGAATTTTCCCAAAAGTCTGGAGAAACATTGTTTTCTGTAACATCCAGTGCCGTTTCTCACTCTGTATGGAATCATATAGTTTGTCAAAAGAGTTCAAGTTACTATCAAGTTTGGGTAAATGGAGTTTTGAAAGGACAAACAACTGGTTCTGTAACAACAAACACAACGAATACAAACAGATTTTTTATAGGAAGTAACGGTACGTCAAACGGAACATTTTCGGGTTATCTCGATGAAGTTAGAGTATACAAATCTGGACTAACATCAGAACAAATAAGTTATTTGGGAAATAATAGTTTTGAGACAGGATACGCTTATCAAACTTCTCGTATAGGAAATGTTTTTTACAAACATGGAATGATTATTATATCTGACCCTAGACCAAAGTATGCAAATGTTTTCTTGGGAAGAACTGGAAGTTTTGATTTTGGTGGAACTGAATATGGATTTACAGGTTCTTTCCGTAGTACCACAACATTTTATGAACATGAAATTATTTGTAAAATAAGAAAAAGTGAATTTAATTTTACACAGAATTGGACTGTTCGTCAAGATAGAAATAACTCATCTCAATTTGTAGATGATTATGCAACTAGTTCGTATTTCAATCCATATATTACAACAATAGGTTTGTATAACGAAAAACATGATCTTGTTGCAATAGGTAAACTCTCATCCCCACTTGAAAAAAGAGACGATGTAGATATGAACGTAATTATAAGGTTCGACGTATAATGAAAAGAAATGCAGTTGCGATAAAACACGGGTTTCGTTCTGGTCTTGAAGATACAATCAATGAAAATCTAAAATCCTCAAAGAAAAAGTACAGTTACGAAACCGAGAAACTCTCCTATATCAAACCAGCCACAAACCACACATACACACCCGACTTTGTTCTACAAAAGAAAAAGGGTGGAACAATGTACTTGGAAACAAAGGGACGTTGGGTAAAAGCTGATAGAGAAAAGATGGAACTGATATTCAACCAATATCCAAACATAGACATTAGGTTTGTCTTTCAGAATCCAAACGCAAAACTCTACAAGGGAAGTAAAACAACGTATGCCCAATTCTGTGAAAAACGTGGTTGGTTGTGGTCAAAGAAAGAAATTCCACAAGAATGGTTGGATGATTGTTTGTAAATCTCCTCAAATAGTCGTATATTGGTTTTACTATGATAAACCACGACTTATTACATCTGTTAGAACAAGTTTTAGGTAAAGGAAAGAAGACCTCCGGCAACAACTATTCTTTCTTTTCCCCATTCGTTTCCCACTACAAACCAAAGTTGGAGATAGATGTTTCATCTAACTCTAAAAACCAAAACTTCTGGCATTGTTGGATTTCCAACGAAAAGGGTAGAACAATACAATCCCTGTTCAAACGTCTACGAGTAGACCGTCAACACTACGAGTCCCTCAACAGAATCCTCAAAACAAAGGCACTTCACACATTCGTCAATACCGACGATAAAGACGAGGAGTTGAGATTACCACCAGAGTTTATCCGTCTTACGGACTTTGGTTCTATACGAGACATCACAATTGCAATGCAAATAAAACAAGCGGTATCTTACCTAAAATCTCGTGGTATTCTCCCAACAGATATTTTCAGGTACAACATCGGTTATTGTCCAAATGGTATCTATGGTGGTAGAATTATTGTCCCATCATATGACGATAATCTAAACCTAAACTTCTTTGTTTCCCGAACTATCTTTGAAGATGTAAACGCAAAGTATAAAAACCCACCTGTAAGTAAAGACGTTGTTGGATTTGAATCCCTCATAAATTGGAAAGAACCGATCACACTTGTTGAAGGTGTATTTGATGCCATTTCTGCCCGTTTCAATGCCATACCACTATTCGGTAAAATTGTCCAACCTCTTCTAAAAGAAAAGATACTCATTCGTAAACCACCAAAGGTTATTGTTGCCCTTGATAATGATGCGATGAAGGACTCCATAAAGATTTGTGAGTGGTTGATTTCAAACGGAATCAAAACAAGTATGGTAAAACTTCCAGATAAAGACATCAATGAATTTGGATTTCAAAGATTTTCAGAGTATATTGAAACATTACCATCGGTAGATGGGTTTGATTTGATGAAAGAAAGGATATTAGTGTGATACAACAAACACTCATTTCAAAAAGAGTAAACAAAGTAGATAACGTCATTCATATTGCTGACGTTCATATTCGTAATTTCAAGAGACACGATGAATACGAGTCGGTATTCAATCGCGTATATGATTATTGTAAAGAACAAGTCCAACAAGATAAGAACACAATCATTTATCTTGCAGGAGATATTGTTCATGCAAAAACAGATATGTCTCCTGAACTTATTGTAATGACGAGAAACTTCCTCGTGAACCTTTCTGATATTGCACCTGTTCTTCTTATCGCTGGTAATCACGATATGAATCTGAATAACCGCAATCGTTTGGATGCCCTTTCACCAATCGTGGACTCAATAGATACACCTGACTTCTTTTATCTGAAGGATACAGGGGTCTACAACCTCGGTGGTGTCAATTTTATTCTGAATGCTGTACACGAAGACCCTGACAATTTTATCAAGGCAGAGGACGTTGTAGGGGACGGAATAAAGGTAGTATTTTATCACGGAGCTATTGACAGAGCAGATATTGGATTTGGTCAAACAATCAAGAACAACAGAATCAATATGGATATGTTCAAGGATTTTGACTTTGGTATGTTTGGTGATATTCACTCGTTTCAGTATCTACATCCAAACAACAAGTTTGCCTATGCAGGTTCTCTTATCCAACAAAACTTCGGTGAAGGATTGGTTCACGGAATTATTCATTGGAATCTTCGCGAAGGTAAATCAACATTTGTTCAGATTCCAAACGATTGGTCTCACTACACTATTGATATTGACGAAGGTAAGTTTGTAAATCTACCAACTGAATTTTCGATTCATAACCGAATTCGTGTTCGTTCTTACAATACTCCAAACTCCGAACTTATGAAGGCGGTAGCCAAACTAAAATCAATCGTGAAGGTTGACGATATTCGTATTCAGAAGTTCTCAACAAAACCAACCAACGGACAAACACAATCAACGATTTCTATCGGTGATGTTCGTGATGTTGAATACCAAAACAAACTCATCGGTGATTATCTTGAAAAAGAGTTTGCGGTAGAAGAAGAAGTAATAGATGAAGTCAGAAAGATAAACAGAACAATCAATACAAATCTCAATAAATCAGTTGTTCTTCGTAATGTAATTTGGAATCCAATCAAGTTTGAATTTGACAATATGTTCTCATATGGAGAAGGAAATAAGATTGATTTCAGTCAAATGAATGGAACGTATGGTATTTTTGCTGCAAATGCAAGTGGTAAGTCATCTGTATTGGATGCCCTTATGTTCTGTATCTTTGATAAGTGTTCTAGAACGTTCAAGGCATCACAAGTTCTCAATAATAAGAAAGATACATTCCGTTGTAAGTTCCAATTCCAAATCAATGGAAAAGATTACTGGATTGAACGTATCGCCACAAAAGATAAGAGAGGGCACGTAAAGGTTAATGTTGATTTCTGGCACGAAGAAAGTGGTGAAAAGATTTCTCTCAATGGTGATGATAGAGATGGAACAAACTTTGCAATCCGAAACTATCTCGGTACATATGATGACTTTATCATTACTGCATTTTCCCTACAAGGAAACAACACGAACTTTATTGATAAGGCACAGAGAGAACGTAAAGACCTTCTGGCACAATTCCTTGATCTCAATCTGTTTGAAGAGTTGAGTACGATTGCTTCCGATGAAATCAAGTCAGTTCAAACTCTCATCAGAGAATACTCACGTCAGGATTACTCTACGAAGATTGCAACTGCAAACGATAATCTCAAACGTTCACAATTAGATTTAGATGAAATCAATGAAGAACGTGATTTATATCGTTCTCGTTTGGATTCCAAGAACGAAGTTATTATGGAACTTACCAAGGCACTCAAACCAATTGACGACCGACTGATGGGTCATAACTTGGAAGAACTAACTCAAAAGAAAGATGAGTTTGTTCGTAAGGTTGCATCTTGTAGAGAAGAAACATCAAGACTTGAAATTGAACTCGGTGATGAAAACAAAATTCTATCGGAACTTCAAACTCAATTTGATTCAATTGACTCGGATAAATTACAACAAGATTGGGAAGTTCTACAAGAAACAACTCAATCAATTTCAAAAACAAAACACAAGTTAGAAAACATCCGACTTCAAATTAGTCACAATCAATCCAAGATTGATAAGTTGTCTACACACGAGTATGACCCCGATTGTAAGTTCTGTACTAACAATGTGTTCGTTCAGGATGCAAAATCAGCAGAGGAAATCCTCGTTGACCTCAATAAAGAACGTGGTATTCTTGAATTTGAATTGGCTGAATTAGAAGTTATAGGTCATAAATTGAATTACGTTGAAGAACAGAAAAAGAATTATCAAGACCTTGAACGAAAAGTCCTCGGTAAGCAAAAACAAATTCACGAGATTGAAAAGAAGATCTCACAGAATGGAATCACCTGTGATGACCTAACTTCAAAGACGGAAAAGATTGAAGACCTTATTATATCGTATGTTCAGAACGAAGGTATCATCAAGGAAAACCAACAAATTCAAACAAAGATTTCTGTTGCGGAGAGGGAACGTAATGACTTTACATCAGAACTAAAACGTCTTGAAACAAAGTATATTACACTTGCTGGTGAGATAAAGGTCTATGAAAAAACAATTCAAGATTGTGCAGAATCAATCAAGAAACTTCAAGAATTGGAAAAACAATTCAAGGCGTATGACTTCTATCTAAAGGCTGTAAATCGTAACGGAGTCCCATATCAATTGATTTCAGATGCAATGCCAAAGGTTCAAGCTGAAGTAAACTCTATCCTTTCACAGATTGTTGACTTTGAAATACTCTTTGAAACGGATGGTAAGTCAATCAATACATACATCGTATATGATGATGAAAACTTCTGGCCTCTTGAAATGACATCGGGTATGGAAAAGTTCATCTCATCACTTGCAATTCGTACTGCTCTTGTAAACGTATCATCTCTACCACGTCCAAACTTCATGGCAATCGACGAAGGATTTGGTGTATTGGATTCAGAAAATCTAAACTCACTTCATATGTTCTTCGATTATATGAAGACCCAATTTGACTTCCTCCTAACCATTTCCCATATTGATGCCCTTCGAGACATTATGGACTCTATCATCGAAATCAAGAAGGAAAACGGATTTTCAAACGTTCGATTTTAGGTAGATGTTTTAGTGTAATCCATATTTATACATATGAGAAATGTGTATGTGTAAACATGGAGTCCCATGCTAATAAAGAAGAAAAATAAACAGAATCTGAATCAGTTAAAACCTCAATTTATAGATATTAGTGAAAACTCGAAAGATTTTTTCAATATAACCTATATGCCAGAGGTTTTTACTGCTGGTAAAAACATAATAAAGTTTAGACCGTATCAACAGAGATTCACCGCAAAAGACCCAATTCTTTTTGAAATATTGGATTTCAATAGTGAACCAATATATTATGAGATTTTAGATTATAGAGATAGTGACGGGTCAACCGTAATTTCTGTTTATGTTTATGAAGATACTCCGGCTGGAAATTGTCTTATAACATTTTTTGGAACAGTTCTCTGTGACCAAAATCTCATAGCACTTCCTTCATCAGACATAAAATCAAATAATTTCAGATTTAGTAAAATATTGTATGTAGATAAAAATAAGAGAAATGACTCTGAAATTATTTACATAACTCCACCGACTATTAGTATAAATGAACGAAAATACTCAATAGTTGAACAACATTTTTCTGGTTCAAGATATGGATTTTCAAGAGGAACGGCCTCTTATGAACTTGTTGGTGATAAACGTAGATTTATACCAACCGTTGGTAGTTTTTCACAAAGTTTTCAAAATGGAACTATAAATCTTAGAACACTATCCAATGATTATACGACTAAAGTAGATTATTCAACATCATCCTTTGCATATTCATCATCGGTTGTTTATGTAAAATCTCCAAAAGAATTGGAAGTAAAAGATGATGTAAAACTTTATGGACTAAGTGGTCAACAAAGAACAATATCCACTATTCAAAATCAGTTATACGAAGTAACTTTTTCTGCAGACCCAATATCAAGAAGACTAACTCAAAATGATGTATCTTATGCCGTTTTAGATATTTCTGGATTAGAACCATCGACGGGTGATATATCAAGACTCAAAGTTTTTGCAAAATCAAAATTCAAACCAGAATCTGATTATGAGCTCATTTATGATGATGAGATAAAAATAAAAAACAGACTAATTGACCAATCTTCTCCTGTTGTAGAATATGCAATAGGAAAATTTGATGCAACTAATACATATACCGTAAATTCTCATGCAGTAACGTATACATTCAATCCATCGGTATATTGGGAAGAATCTGCAATAAATACATCTTCTCCGTCAAAGACAGTTTCCGATTCTATTTTATTTGGAGGACTTTCTCTAAACATAGTACCGTCAAATTTGATATTATCTGGTTCCTCTGAATTTATACTCACACAAACATCTAGTCTTACAGTACCATTTTATAAAGACACGGACTATAGAGTAAAATTTGATTATCATGTCCAATCTCACCCATCCGAATCGAGAGGGCCAAAAATAGATGTATATGCAATCGGTGATTCCTTTGTTGAAGATACTTCACTTGGAAAATACGTCGGTGGAATCCCAACTGGTTCAAGAGCAAAAACAATTGATTTTGATTATGAACTGAAACTTCCAATAAATTCAGATGGCACCGGCCGTCTACGATTTGTAATGAGACCGGGATGTACAATATCGAACATTAGAATCGTAGAAGATATTGATTTTGGTTTTACTCCAAATAGGATAAAACTTTATATCCCCACGCTCCAAGAACACAGAAACGAGTATTTAGATTTTAAGGTACAATTTTTCAATTACACATTGAGAGAAAGTAACAAATTATCTGAAGTTTATAATCTGTTTTTTCAAGGGGGTAACTACTATATCTATGGTAGTAATAATATAATAACAGGTTCTGTATATGTTTCATCTTTTTCAAGTAGTGGTATAGAACTTTATGGTAATACACAAGTAAGAGATATACGAAATCTATATGGTTGGGGCTATAATACAACTGGTGAACTCGGTATAGGTTCTACTACCGATGTTGATGTTCCAATTCAAGTTAGTTCATCAAAATGGAAAACAGTTTCGTATGGCGGTGATCATGGAATTGGAATTAGACAAGATGGTACAGTGTGGGGATGGGGTACTAATACTAGTCTCGCAACACTTGGTCATGGAATAACAAATTCTAATGTTCTAATACCAACAAAACTTGGAACTGGTAGTAATTGGAAAAATATAGAAAGTGGATAT